GTCAAACCTCTATCTCCCTTAGCGCCTTTAGGTCCTTTTTCGCCTTGCGGACCTTTTAATTCGTCGCTATGTTCTTCAAAGTAAGTCGCCACTACAGACGATACCTCTTTTATTGCAGTTTCTTTTTTTCGTTCTATTTGTGAAACCGCTTGTTCTTTTTCTTCTTTTAATGCAGACATAGTCTTCTTTTCTAATTCTTGTATTTCCTTTTCTATTTTTGATTTTAAGCCTGTGACTTCTTGTAACTTTATTTCAAAAATTTCACTATACGTCTGTTCTTTTTCATCCATATGGCTCTCAAGATAACTTTCGACTTCTCTAATTTTTGTTTCTATCGTTTGAGTAAACGCTTTTATTTGTTGTATTTTTTCTTTTTCTACATCTGACAACACTTGTTGTTTTTTGTTTTCCAAAGTTTCTTCTGTTGTCTTTTTTAAAAGCTCTAACATATTGTCAAACTTTCTGTTTAAGTCACTGTACGGTATATAATCTATCTCTCCGTTTTCATTCGATACCCACAGGGTGTTCGGCTCTAACTTTGGTAATGTTTGTTGCATACTTAGTTCGTCGGTTTTTACCCCTGTTTTTTTTAGATAAGAAACGATATTTTCTAAATCTTCTACAATTAAGTTTATTTTTTCTTGCAAAACTTCTAACTCCGGAAAATCCGCTTCATATTTAGAAGATTTTAGATTGTTTGTAACGATAACTTGATACCTCTCCGCTTTTCGCTCTATTTCGTTATCTATATTTAAATAACGATTGTTATCCTCTGTCGTTATTCTGTAATTTCCTTTAGGAATGGGGGTAAAAGTTTTTTCTGGTTCTTTATATAAAAACACCGCCTCATTATCTTCTATTCCATTTATCTCGTATTTCCCATTCTTTTTGTCAAACTCTCGAATGGTTGTATATAATTTTCCTGACTTAAAATTCATGATCCCTCCTTATAAAAAAGGGTAGGGTATTATCCCCCTACCCTCAAAGGCATTACACTGCTTTTGTAGTGATTTTTGCAATTTTATCCGGTTCAATCAACACAGCTCCGCCAGTCTTAGTGACTTGCAAATGCCACATCATAGCGTCTGTCGCGTGATATTCCGCTACTGTTTCTAAAGAGTTTTCCCATTCGGCATACCCGAAAGTATATGCCGGAATAACGTATGTCGTTCCTTTTTCCACTAAGTCGGAAATGAAAATTTCAGCTCCATAGAAAGTGACCGGAACATCTCCTGTTCCTCCTCTAAAAGCGGCTTGATAATCCCCGTTGATGAAAATATCGGAAGTCGATAACACGATATAGTCATCTGGATGAATAACAATTCCGACTCCTTTGTGAGCGTCCGGAACTTGCTTAGCCCAGACATGAGCTCTTCTGGTTGCTTTGATTAACTCTTTCACATTCTCAATATCATCAATCGTTTTAGTAGATTTCCCACCTGTTAAAGTCAATGAACCGTTTTTGATTTTATCGATGATAATCTCATCTTCTCCAACCGCAACCGCTGTCGTCATAGCTTGCACATAAGATGTTTTGATGTCGATTTTTGTTTTGTTCATTTCGTCTTTGGAAAGTTTTTCTTGCGAGATAATTCTTTCCGGAGAACATTTGAAGTGTGCAAAATCTCCTCCGTCTCCTTTTGCTCCATTATCTCCAAACATAGATTTTACTGTTTTTTTGTAAGAAGCTTTCTTTTTACGGTTGAAAGTGTGAGAATCTGCTCCTTTTACAGTAGCTCTTTCCCCTAATCTCTTTAACCCGTTTTCTTTCATTTTGTCCATCGCCATTAAAATAGCAGATGTGAATTGTTGTTGTACTGTTGAAGTTGTAGCCATTTGTTACCTCCTATAAGTTTTCTAAATTGATAATACTATTAAAATATTTTCTATCTTCCTCTGTAGCTAACATTCCGAGCATTTCTTTTGCTTTTGATTTTAAATCTGCCCCTTTCCCGATATTTTCAAGCAAAAATTTATTGAAAACATCTACTGCTTGCGAACCTGTCATATACTCTTTTGTTCTTGTTTCTTTCTCTGTTCTAGCTCTATTTACATTCATACCCCCTTTCATGTGATTGATGACTTTGCTAAGAATTTTTACAGCTACACTATCAGAAACTAATGCGTTATAAAGTTCTTCGTGTTCTGTCCCTTGTAACGCCTGTTTTAAGATGTTACAGTTCGCTTTGTAAGCCCTTTTCTCTTCATAAGTCAAATTCTTATTCAAGTTCTGTACAATAGCCTCTGGAGTTTGTATTGCAGCTTCTTGCGAAACTAACATTTCTATCACTCCCTCAGCTTGTTCTTGTGACAACCCCAGTTCCCCAAATTTTTTAGAAAAATTTTCTAAAACTTGTGTGGAATTCTCGTCTAAAGAAATGTCTTCTTTGAATTTTGATAAATCATACCCGGAAAATTGATAGTCATCCTCGAAATTGACCTCATCAGGATTGAATATTTTTGGAGTTATCGGTTGTTCGCTTTGCACCTCTGTATTTTCCTCGCTGTTGATTTCCGGTTGTTCTGGTTGTGTATTTTCTTGTTCTTGCGTCATAATGATATTATCTTCCATCTTTTAACCTCCTATCTCATTTTTTACTTGTACCAAATCTCTTTTTAACTTCCAAAGCAAATCCCTCTTTTCAGGATAATGCCCATGTTGCCGATAAAATTCCTCTCTTTGTTCCTCTTCGTCTAAGAAACACCACTTTATAAGTTCTATCAACTGGTTATTTCCTGCAAAAAGTTCTAAAAAATCATTGTATTCCGGTAGTCTAGTATTCATCTAAGCTCTCAACTCCCTCTTTAATTCGTGGAGCAATCCCCGTTTCTGCTCTTTTTCCAACGTCCTCTTGTGCTTGTGCAAGTAATTGGATTTCTTGCATTCTTCTTTGTTGTTCAATCATCGCTTCCATTTCTTCTTCGTTATTGATTAAATCCATCGGGATTCTCATTTTGTCCCGTATATATTCCACGACTTTTCCGGGTTTTAAAATCATTCCTCGATGTTCTTCCGGTAATAGCTGTGTAGCAATACTGTAAGCATCCAACAACTTTACCGCCTTATCTCTTCCGGCGTTTTGTGTCAATTCGTTAACGTAATGTATTTGGCTATGTGTTACATAATCTTTATTTCCGGTATCGCTTAACAATCCTTTTTTTTCTAAGATGTAGTATGCATTCATAAAGGTTGGTTCTAGTAATTCGGTATTTAATAACTCATAAGTAGCGGAAAATTCTTTCCGGAACATTTCGTGTCGCAACTGCATTTCTGTAGCACTACGATTAGTTGTGTCTCCGACATCTCCAAGAGGTTGAGCCATAAATGCTCTGCGGATTCTATCTCTACAATCCGCTATGTCTTGGTCTATCGGAATTAGGTTCGTCCCAAGATTTATAGGCTGCACTCCCATTTTGTTATCATCATTCCAACGACCACCCCAGTTTTTCGCTCCCGGATCCAAGCTCGCTTTATGCATTAACCTAACATCTCCGTAAAAATTTAATGGTGGATCGACAATTTTGTCTCTGTGCCGTTGTCGCCTTGCGACGTTCTCGTAAAGTTCTTGAAATAAGAATTTATTTTTTCTTCCTATCCCAATTCCCCACGGATTAGAGCTGTCCACTTCCCATCTAAAGATTGTATACGGATTGTAGCCAAGTGTTTCGTATAGCAATTCCTCTTCAAAACCCTCTGTATGTAAGAAATGATGATATGTTGTGATACTTTTTTCTTCGTCAAATTCCCCTACTATTGTTTCTATTACAGAAATTTTTTCAGATAATTCTTCTTCATTTTGCAATGCTTGCGGTTTTTTCATGCCTAAATGCCCGAACATATCTATCAAATCCGTCAAATTCTTCTCTACATATCGCTTAAATACGATATTTGGCTTTCCTTGCATATCTTCAAGAAAATAGATATTATCTAAATTCTGATAAGCATATGTAAACGGTCTTGCGTTAGAAGCTAATTCAACAACTTTCCGAACTCCGGTACCGGCCTTTATGCAATCCATCAAAGCTTTTGTAGTCTCTGAATAATAGTTCGTAGTATCATTCGTGTGATAAACTGTCTCTGAATTCTTTTCTAATATTCTGTCGATTTCTTCCGCCATCATTTCTGCTTGCTCTGTGTCCGTATCTGCTAAAATTTTCAGAACGTCAATGTTTGATTTTAGTTTTGCCCAGCTTTCTGTTTTTGAAAACACGCTAGACATGATATAGTTTGTCAAAAAACTTTGCCCTTCAAGAATAGAACTATCTACTTTTCTTGAATTCGTTTTTTGCTTATTTGTACCGTCTTTGATTGTGAACGAAATATCAGTCAGTTCAAAAACTTCGTTGTAATCTGACTTAATATCATCTTTATATTTCTTCGCTTCCTCAAAATAGTAAATCAATTTTTCTCGTGTAATCATGAAAATCTCCCGGCTTTCAGCAATTTCTTCAATTTATCTTCATCGTCCATTTTTCCGACCTTTAATGATTTTGAGAAGTCTGCGGTTGTTTGCGGCTTTGTATTCATCAAGCCTTGATTTTTTGACCCCTCGATTGTTTTTGTATCTTGACTCAACTTATTATTGTAAGTTTTCTCCATTTCCATTTTTTGCTCTGCTTCCTGTACTCTTCTTCTCTCTTCTTCCCTTGCTCTCTCCGCTTCTCTCCTCGCTCTTTTGTTCGGGTCTTCTCCTATCAATCCACCTGTTAATTGTCCTAACGTTTTCCCTATAAATCCGCCTTTGTAGAAGGTTTTTTCCAACTCAAATTCTTTTTTTAAATTTCCCCAATTTCTCATTTTCCCACCTCTCTATCATGATTAAACTTATTTTTTTGTCCACAAAACGCTTTACATTCCATTTCTTGCTCCTTTCAAACGTATCGTGAAACCTCATAGATTGCTTATTTTCTTTGTAGCACCACAAACAAAGTTCTCCGTATTCTTCTACAAGCTGTCTTATAAGTGCCACCACTCCAAAGCTGTTCGCCTCTTCTTGCAGCTTTATAGCACCTAAAAAAAACGTACCCGCATATTCTGTCAAATCTATGTAATAGCCGCCGTCCATCCACGCTCTCACTGGCATATTCAAGCTTTCATCGCTAAAATAAAACTTATATTCTTCTTTACCTCGCAAAGTCTTTATATATTCCTCTTTTTCCTCGATTTCTCGCTTTGTTAGCTCTCTCATATATAAGTCCCCCAATCCCCTGAGTAAATGAAGCCATTCATAGCTTCGTCATACTCATCTAAGAAAGCATACATGCAGTAATATTCGACGCTGTCACATGTGTTTGAAGCTGCTAAACCTCGCCCATGCACCGGTTTTCTTAAGTTTTCGCCCGTTTTACCGTCTTTTTTCCATTCGTATTTTTTCATCAACTGCACCATATCACGCACATTTTCACAGTCTAAAAACTTTATTTTATGCCGCTCTATGCTATGTTTTGTAATCTCAATCGTCTTATGTACTTCATAAGCGCTTAACACTACGACATTTTGAAAATGTTGACTATATGCTATTTTTCTGCTTGTTAGATAGTCGATAGCGTCATGTCTATTTTTCGCGTCATGAGGCAAAATAATCTCAATATCTGTTATTTTATTCCTTACACAAAACTCTTTAATATACTGTATATAGTGAATTGTCGGCTTATCTACATTGGC